AACATTTCATTTTGTTTTTTTAGTTAAATAAATAAAAATTTAAGATAAAAGTATTATATAAGTATGAAACATTTATTGCCAACTACTAACACACAAACTTTAAAGATTATACCAAGAGTATATTCGATGAATGTTATAATAAAGTTAAGAGATGATAGCACTAATAATGAAGTTTCTTTTGTACTTCCAAGTGCAGTAATAAATAAAAATTATCTTGAACTATCTACTGTTTTAAGTTTAAAGGAAGGTAGGTTTTACGATTTAAAAGTGTATGAAATAAAAGGAAGTTATAAATCATTTAAAGAAAGAGTACTTGCTTTAGGTGGCACTTTTGAAAACAACACCTGTTTATTGACTTTTTTACAATCTGAGGAATTGGTAAAAATTACTGATTTAGATATAATTTACAGAGATAAAATATTTTGTACAGACCAATCAACAAACCAATCTAATAACGAACATTACACATTTAATAAAGATGTGTATAAAGAGCAGAATGGTAATAACGATTTTATAATATTATGAGTAAACACATAAATAAATACAGAAAGCCAACGGTAGCTAAAACACAGAACGAATCTAAAATTAGTTTTGTTAATTTAAGTACCTATACAAGTCCACAAATAGTTGAATCCAAAAATAAAGAATGGGTTGAATTTGGTGCAGATAATAACTTTTTTCAATTCTTAATTGATAAAGCAAACGGAAGTGCAACATCGGGTGCTTGTATTATTGGTGTTTCTCAAATGATATACGGTAGAGGTTTAGATGCAACTGACAGTTCAAGAAAACCTGAATCTTACGCAAGAATGATTTCTTTATTTAAAAAAGATATTGTTAGGAGATTATCATACGATTTAAAATTAGCGGGTCAATGTGCAATGCAGATAATTTATTCTAAAGATAAAAAGACTATTGAAAAAGTGGAACACTTGCCAATTGAAACATTAAGAGCAGAAAAAGTTGGTTCAGATGACAAAGAAATACAAGCGTATTATTATCATCCTGATTGGGCAAATGCAAAGCCAAGTGATAAACCTACAAGGTTACCATCTTTTGGAGTTTCAGATACACCAAAACCAATTGAAATACTTTATGTAAAGCCTTATGAAGCGGGAATGTACTATTATAGTACTCCTGATTATGTTTCGGGTATTCAGTATTCAGAAATAGAATCAGAGGTTTCTAATTTTCATTTAAACAATATCAAAAATGGTCTTGCGCCGTCAATGTTGATTAATTTCAATAACGGTATTCCTGATGAAGAAAAGCAAACTTTAATAGAAAATAAAATAAAGCAAAAATATTCGGGGAGTTCTAATAGTGGTAATTTCATTTTGAGTTTTAACGATTCAAAAGAAACACAAGCAGATATCACACCCGTTCAATTATCAGATGCACATAACCAATATCAATTTCTTTCTGATGAAGCACAGAAAAAGATAATGATTTCACACCGTATTGTTTCGCCAATGCTATTAGGTATTAAAGACAATAGTGGTTTTGGTAACAATGCACAAGAATTAGAAAACGCTTCTGTATTAATGCAAAACGTTGTCATATCTCCATTTCAAGACCTTTTAACAGATGCCTTTGATAAAGTATTAGCATTTAATGGTATTGCTTTAAACCTATATTTTAAGACCTTACAACCTTTACAATTCTTAGATTTAGATAATGTAAAAGACGAAGAAACAAGAGAGGAAGAAACAGGTGTTAAAATGAGTAAAGGAGATTTATCTGACGAACAATTTGAAGAAATTGAAAACGGTTTAGAGGGCGAATCAATAGACGATGAATGGGAACTTGTAGAAAAGAGAGAATATGACGAAAAAGCAGAAGACATTGAAACTTGGGCAAATAGATTAGTAAAAGAAAAGAAAACCGCATTACAAAAACTTGCGGGGTTTGTAAAATCAGCACCAAACAAAGAAAGCAAATTAGATAAAAGTTACTACAAAATAAGATATGAATACGCTGAAAAATATTCAAGCGGTAAGTCAAGAAAGTTTTGTAAGAATATGATGTCAAGAACTGCAAAGGGTGTTGTTTACAGAAAAGAAGATATAGCAGAAGCAAGTTTTAGCGGTGTAAATAAATCATTTGGGCATAAAGGGCAAAATTATTCACTTTTTAGGTTCAAAGGCGGGGTTAATTGTGGTCATTTCTTTAATGAAAACCTTTATCGATTAAAGTCTAAAACTGAAAAGTATATTTCAAAGGGTAAAGAAGTGAATGATATACCTTCAAGTTACACACCAAAAGGAAAAGAATACAAAGAAGCCAAAATTGCACCAAAAGATATGGCAAATAACGGACATCATCCAAATTATAAAGGTTAAGATATATGGCAACTGCATTATTTATAAGTAGAACAGACTTAGTAAAAAACACTATCATTGATGGAAATGTTGATACTGATAAGTTTATACAATTTATTAAGATAGCACAAGAAATTCACATAACAAACTATTTAGGAAGTAAATTATATGATAAAATTTCTGCTGATATTGTAGCAGATACTTTAACGGGGGATTACTTATCTTTAGTAAAAGATTACATTCAGCCAATGCTGATACATTTTGCAATGGTTGAGTATTTACCATTCGCTTCTTTCCAAATTAAGAACGGAGGTGTATTTAAACACAGTTCAGAAAGTTCTGAATCAGTAAGTAAAAGTGAAATAGAATTTTTAATACAAAAGCAAAGAGATTTTTCAGAATATTATACAAGAAGATTTGTGGATTATATTTGCTTTAATAGTGCAAAGTTTCCTGAATATTTGAACAATAGTGGTTCTGATATTGACCCTGATAAAGATGTTAATCCTACAAATTGGGTATTTTAATGGCGACATACAAACCAAAAGAAGAAAATGTAAACCGTTTAAAAACGTATTTAAGCAAAGTAAAAACCAAAAAATAAGATGGCAAACAATATTAATTGGGGTAAAATATATAACAACACTTCTTGGGGAGTTGGTGTTACTACGAATACAATTAGTTGGGGTAAATCTTATCTTGACTTAGCGAACTCTTTATCTTTAATCGTAAAAGGTTTTATAGATAGAGTAGAAGCAGACGGAGGTGTTTTAGAAGCCTTAGGGTGCTTAAAAACTGCTTTTCCTTACATACCAACAAGTAGTGCAATTACTGCGATTCTAACACCTTTAAAAGCAAGGTCAACTTATTACGAGAATGAGGTCGGAACTATTAAAACTTTACAATCACTTGAAAACTGCGAAATATAATGGCGAACTTATTAGAAAAAGCAAATATTTTAATTACACCAACCGCTTATAGTGATGGTAAGATTCACTCTGCAAAGCCTATTCAAAGTTTGGGTGCAGAGAAAGTGGTCAACGGAGATTTTGCAACTGATTTATCTAATTGGAGTACAAGTTCTTTTTGGGTTTGGAACTCTCTTGGTGCATATCACGCATTAACAAATAACCATAAACCGTTGTATCAGCAATGCTTTGAAGTTGGTAAGCAGTATCAAGTAACGTTTGATTTAACTGTTTTACAAGGTTCTGTAAAGTTTTCTTTAGGCTCAAGTAGTGGTTCTACAACACAAACTATCGACTCTTCTTTAGGTTCAGGAAGTTATAGTTATACAGTAATATCCGAAGCAGAATATATTGTTTTTAATAGACAAAATACAACTGAATTTTATGTAGACAACGTTTCAATAAAAGAAGTTATAGACTCAGACCTAAACTTTACAAGAGGAAGTGCGGGTACAAGAGTTAATGCACAAGGCTTAATTGAAAATTCACAAGGCAATAACACACCAAGAATAAACTATAAAGATGGTGTAGGTAGTTGGTTAATAGAGCCACAGAGTACAAATTTAATACCATATTCAGAACTTTTCAGCAATAGTGCTTGGACAAAAACAAGATGTACTATTGATGGAGGTGGGCATATTTCGCCAAGTGGTGAAAGTAATGCTTTTAAGATGACTGCAACAGCAGATGATGGAAGATTGCAAGATGGGAATAGTGCAACAGGTGTCATTTATACGCAAAGTATTTATGTTAAGTCGGCAACAGGAAGCAATGTAAGCGGTCAAGTTGATTTTAGCGGTACGCAAATAGTTACTTTTACTGCAACAGACCAATGGCAAAGAGTTACTACCACGTCAGACAATACAAGGGCAGGTCTTGTTCGTGTAAGAATAACAAACTCTGGAGATGAGTTGTATATTTGGGGTGCCCAATTAGAACAACAAACCTACGCAACATCTTATATCCCAACAAACGGAAGCGTTCAGACTCGTTTAGCAGAAACTGCAAGTAGAAGCGGATTAGGCGATTTGATAGATTCAACCGAAGGTGTTTTCTATGCGGAGATTAGTGCCTTAGCTAACGTAAATACACAGAGAACATTAAGTATAAGCG